ATATAATGTCTAATGCCTGTTTATGAATTGGTTTTAACTTTCCACCAGATCCTGGAGTTCCATCGCCACCTTCAGCACCATCGGCGCCACCATCACCACCACCATCTCCACCGCCAAGTAAAGAACTAGCAGCTGCAGTACTTAATAATCCACCAGTCGCTGCTGCAGTCAATAATCCACCAAAATCATCCTTAGATTCTTCTTGTTGAGATTGCCCAGAAACTTGTTCCTGTCCCATAAAGGAACGCATCGGTTTTACCATCGATGCTTGAAACTGCATTCCCTTTTGAATTTCACTTTGTTCTGATGATAAGATTTTTTCCTTATCTTGTCTATCACGTAATTCTTTTTCTTTTAGTTTTCTTTCACCTTCTAAAGTTTTTACAAGACCTAGATACACATTTTTAAGACCAGCAACATCAGACATCAATGAACTTAATGCCTGCTGAAATCTAGAATCAGATTTCTCTCTCGTTATTATTTCTCTTTCTCTTACTCTTTCAATAGATTTAATTTGCTCTACTTGAGTTTTGCTTTCTTCGGTACTTACAGCAATAACATCAAGTAAACGAGCAAGTTCTGGTGCTGCTATGAAAGATGGTTCTGTTTTTAATACTGTTGACGTGTTAACTCGCACATCAGCAGAAGACATAGTTTTTCCGCCAAAAAACTTGGATATATCAATAACGTTTGTCTTCTGTTCATCCATTTTGACGTTTCTTCTCTTCGAGTTCTTCTATGTGTTGTTTAAGAAGTTCAAGATAAATTTCCCTTTCCCAGGGAATCATATTTTCTATCTCAGTCAAAGAATATTTATGATGTTGCATCAAGGCAAAATTAATTCTGAAGTATGTCTCCAGATCTTCCTTTGCCAGGGCTAAGCGAAAAAATCAGATAATCCCTCCAAAACGATAGTATTCTCTACACCAGTTTCTGGATTAACGACAGTCAAACTATGCGATAACTTTGGCATAGTTTTAAAGAACTGTTCTATTTTTTTATAACTCTTAGGACTCAATTTTTCAATAAAATCTAACAATTCAGTTTCAGTACAATCTGCTGCTGCCCAACAATCCTCTTCATTATAAACAATATCAATACAATCTGCAATTAATTTAAAAGATCGATCTAAAGTTTCTGAAGATTTATCAGAAATATCAAAATTATTATTAACGAACTGTTCTAATGAAGGATATCTCATTTGAATGCTATATCCACCATCGATTTTAATTTTATCGGTATGCTCTTTAGGTTTTTGAACCTTAATTTCGTCAACATATACTGTTGCAGGAACTCTGGTTTTTCCATCATCACCACAAGTTATAATCAATTCAATTGCTTCTCCAACTGCCTTTGCACGAATATTCAAAAACAAATATTCAATATCAAAGATTGGTAAAGTTTCAACATCAATACCTTTTGTCACAATACAATTTGATATAACTTGTTTTACAGCATTAGTAATTTGCTCATTATCTCTTGACTCTAATGCTAAAATAAGTATCTTTTCTTCTTTAACAATAAAAGGTCTAAACTTTATTTTCTTGTTATTAGATGGTAAAACCAAATCATAAGTTGGTGCAGTAATATCTGGTAATGGCATAGAAGTCAGTGTCAGTAAATTTATTTATTAATATTAAAATGGTCTAAAATCCTGCGATAATTGAATTGTACCTGCAGAATCTACCCCAAATTCTGCTGATTGATAATTAGTGCTTGCATTAAAAGCAGTTACTAAATCAGGTATTCCAATACTATCTCCAAAAGATTGTCCTGGTGTTCTTCTCGTAATATATCTCATATAATCAAATACTACAGTATATTTTAAAACTTGAGATCCATTATAAGAAACAGGAGCTGCTTGTATATTTGCTGGGAATGCTTGAATAAATTCGTAAGTATAGTATGAAGAATTTGTGATTTTTAAATCCTTTTCAAATTTTGTCAATTGTATTGTTTGAGTATATTCATTTGGATATTTGAATTTATAATGGGATGCCTTCTTATAAGCACCATTATCACTTTGCCCTCTACGAGTAGATATTATTTTTCTATTTTCATCATACAGAGGATTAATGTAATTATACCATTCCTCAAAAAATCTAATTACTGCGTGATTTGAATCAACATAAAATGTTAATGCTAATTCTGGAAACGCTCTTATCAATGGAAATTTTTCAACAACACCTTGACGATTTCCAATCAATTCTGAACTTTTAAAACTTGGACCAGGAACAGTAGCTTCAGAGCAAAGTAACTCAATCTTTTCCATGCCATCAAGTCCATCAGTTTCTGCAGCATCATATATTCCAACATTAGTCAACCAACTTTTAAGACCACCTTCTATTGGAAAAGTGACTTTAAAGAAAGTAGTTGTAGAAACTTTTGAGAACGTGTTCAGAACATTTGCTATATTATATGTTAGCCTCTTTTGTTCTCCCTCTGTGAAAAAAGGCATTTAAAATAAATAGGTAGTATATCTATAATATGTATAACAGATAATGAGAAATTACTACCAAGGAAAATACAAGGTCAAAAATTATCACAAATACAAAGGTGATCCTACAAACGTAATTTATAGATCTTCTTGGGAATTAAAGTTTTTAAAGTATTGTGATGATAATGAAAATGTTTTAGAATTTGGTAGCGAAGAAATTATTGTACCATATAAATCTCCAATTGATGGGAAGATTCATAGGTATTTTCCAGATTTTTATATCAAAGTTAGAGAAAAATCTGGAGAAATAAAAAAATATCTTATTGAAATTAAACCAAAGAAGCAAGTTATTGGACCTCCACAAAACCCAAAAAGGAAAACAAAAAATTGGGTAAACGAAGTTTATGAATATGCAAAAAATCAAGCAAAGTGGAAAGCAGCAAAAGAATATTGTGAGGATAGATTGTTGGAATTCAAAATTCTCACAGAGGACGATTTAGGAGTATGAGTATATTCAAAGAAATTAAAGATTTAGAAAATAATAAAACTCAACCAAAATCTTGGTACAGATCAGTTTTAGAAGAAAAATTATCTAATTTTAATTGGGAAAAATCGGATAATGATATTGATACTAAGAATATCAATCCTAATGGAAGTGTATATTTTTTTAATTATAGTGCAGAATATCCTCAAAACTATCCTTACTATGATCGATATCCAATGGCATACATTATTAATATAAACACAAGTAAAGGATTTTTTCTAGGTGCAAATTTACACTATTTAAGTCCAGAAGAAAGGTCTGATGTTGCGAAAACTTTGATAAATAAAGGTGGAGAATGGCGGGGAATTGTCCCCGAACGATGCTTACACACATATCTGATTTTAAATTGTGGACCATTATTGAGAGTGCCTCCTAGCGAATGGGAAAATTTATCAAAATTACCCACGCAAGATTTTAGAGATCAAAATGGAAGATACGTCTCCGATAGTAAAGTTTGGTCTGGAAACAGATAATGGCAAATCAAATTACAGCACAAAATCAAACCCTAACTATTCCAGGAATTTCTTTACCTAGTGGAGATTCTGGAGGTTCTGTATCTATCTCCACAAAAGGTCCAGACGCTGGGTATATTGTTGGTGCAAAAGATTCATCTTTACAAACTATTACATATTCAGAAGCAGAAGCAGCATATCAAAACCCATTAAATCAATCAACCATAAATTCTGCATTAAGTTTAACTCCACCAGGATTTGCAAAAGAAGTTTCTGGAGTAATTGACGAATCTGCATATAATGCAGCAACTACTCCGATTGCTGCTCCAGGTCAAACTTTACCTACAGTACAAAATACAGCAAGCATTCCTCCTGTCAGTGGTGGTGGGGGAACTTCTGCCGGTAAAGTACTCATGCTTCCAATAGATATGCAAATTGAAGGTGATGGATCACAGGATCATATTCGAATCAAAGCATTAAAATATCAACCACCTCAAGGAGGTAGTGGGGGACAATTCCCAGCATTAGGCGATATTATAAACAATGGAATACCTTCAGCAAATGCAGGATTACCTCCAGCAAATTATTCCTACATTGGAGAAGTTATTCTTCCAATGCCTTCAGAAGTAAGAGATTTGTCAACGGTATCTTGGGGAGATACAAAAATGACACCTCTTGTCGCAGGAGCAATTGGACCAATATCAACAGCAGTTAGGGGTGCAGCGCAAGGAAATATTGGGGGAGTAATTTCAGACACATTACAAAATGCTGGAGGAATTGCAAATTTATTCAATGCTCAAAGTGGCGATTTTAGAGAAGTTGTTGCTTCTTCGGTTTCAGCATCATTACTTCAAAGAACATTAGGTTTGCAAGTTGAACCCAGTGATATTTTGGCAAGAACCACAGGTAAAGTTGTGAATCCAAATATGGAACTTCTTTTCAGAAGTCCTAACATGAGAAGATTTGAATTGCAATGGAAATTTACTCCCAGAAGCAAAGATGAAGGTGCTATGGTGAGAAAAATTATTAAATTTATGAAAGTAAATAGTTTACCATATTTTACAACTTCTCAAAATTTAATTAATACTCCTAATGTATTTTTCATTCGTTACATGAATGGAAATAAAAGGAATAAGGCACTTCCTCAACCAAAAATATGTGCTCTAGTTTCATTTGGAATTGATCATTCATCAGATGGTCAAGGTTGGGCAGCATTTGAAGATTCTCAACCAGTTTCTACAGTTTTTACCATGACATTCTCAGAATTAACACCACTTTTCAAGAACGAAATCGAAAAAGATTTCCCAGCAGAGGACGATGTAGGTTACTAAAACTATGACATACTTCAGAAAACTTCCTGATGTTTTATACCCAACTTTAAAGAACGAAAAATCTTCTTCTTTAGATTATACTCGTATTAAAAATTTATTTAAGCGAGCAAAAATTAGAGAAGATTATCTTAACGTTTTTACTGTTTTTGAAAAATACGAAATTGTTGGTGATGAGCGTCCAGATAATGTTGCAGCAAGTTATTATAATGATGCTGGATTAGATTGGTTGATCTTAATTACTAATGATATTCAAAATGTAAGAACTGATTGGCCAATGTCTCAAGGAGATTTTTATAATTATATTATGTCAAAGTATACTAATGAAGAACTTTATGAGATAAGACATTACGAAACTAAGGAAGTTAGAAATAGTTTTGATGAATTGATAGTTCCACAAGGATTAATCGTAAATAGTAATTATTCAGTTACATATAACGATAACAATGTTACAAAAACTTATCTAGATTTATTAGCAGTGTCTAATTTTGATTATGAAAATAGAATCAATGAAGAGAAAAGAAATATTTTCTTATTAAGACCCATATTTGTAGATTTAGTCGAAAAAGATTTTAGAAGAATATTTAAATATGATCGTTCAAGTGAATATGTAAATAGGACCACAATAAAAACTTATAATCCGAGATTGGTCTAAAAAACCTATAGGCAAAAAAATTGGCGGGAAATTTTTTCCCGCCTTTTTTGTTTTAAAAAGTGATTTTGAAATCACCATAAAAGAGTTAAAGATTCATCAAATACCATTACATAACGATGCTTTCTAGATCTCTCCTTCCATTCACCATCAATACCTTTTATTTTTCCACGAGAGTGTTTAGTTCCATCTGAATAGTAGAAATCTTTTTTTGGATCTGTGAGACCTGCATATTTAAAATTACAAGCGCGGTAGATTGTACCAGAGTGGTAATCGCTATCAGCGTAAGAGATAATCGCTTTAACTTCTGTATCCTTTCGTAGTTTTTTGATTGCCCTTGATACAAACCAAGAAGTGATATTGTGTTCACTTGATTGGATGTCTGGTCTGATGCACAATCTCGACAATTCGAACAATCCTTTTTGCTCATTTCTTTCAAGTCCAAATGCTCCTTTTGCTATTTCTGGAACTGGGAGTCCTGTAAAAATACACACTCCCAGAATACCATCTATATTTAATGGACTAATATCATTTATTTTGAATAGTCCATAATTATAACCTGATTTATACCCTTTAGAAATATCTTTCAAATAATGATATTTTAAAAGTATTTTGTCAGATTCTTTTTTTTCTACCTTTTGAATAT